AGGCTTAAACGAAGCAAGAGATGGTAGCGCTCCAGATAAAAATGCTTTAGTAGGTGTTCAAAAGCTTGCAGCTGCTAATAGTAACACAGCTACAAGGCATATACTACAATCAGGTTTATATTTAACTTCAGAGCTAGCTGAGTCATTGTCACTTAGAATATCTGATATAATAGAATACGCACCTACAAAAGAAGCTTTTATACAAGCCATCGGTGCTCATAATGTAGGTACATTAGAAGAAATGCAAAACCTACATTTATATGACTTTGGTATATTTATTGAGTTAGCACCAGATGAAGAAGAAAAACAATTACTTGAAAATAATATACAAGTTGCTATAGCACAAAAGAATATTGAACTTGAAGATGCTATAGATGTTAGAGAAATTAAAAACTTAAAACTTGCTAATCAGTTATTAAAGGTAAGACGTAAAAAGAAAATTGAAAGAGATCAGATGATACAGCAACAAAACATACAAGCTCAAGCACAAGCAAATGCTCAAGCTCAACAAGTTGCCGCTCAAGCTGAAGTTCAAAAACAACAGGCATTAACACAAAGTAAAGTTCAGCTAGAACAAGCTAAAGCTCAACTAGAAACGCAGAAGTTACAAAGTGAAGCTATGTTGAAAAAAGAATTAATGAATCATGAGTTTCAAATTAACATGAAGTTGAAAGAAATGGAAATTGAATCATTAAAAGCAAAAGAGTCTAATAAGGAAGACCGTAAAGACGAACGTACTAGAATACAAGCGTCACAACAGTCTGAATTAATAGACCAAAGAAAAACTGGCAAACCACCTAAAAAATTTGAGTCTACAAGTAATGATATACTTAGTGGCGATTTTGATTTAGGTATGTTTGAGCCTAGATGATTTGTTTAATTTTATAATATTATATTATGGCTAAAAAAGATGTAAAAAAGGCTGAGGAGGCTGTTGAGAAAGTTGAAGAAACTAAACAGCCCAAAGCTGAAGAAAAAGGTACATTTAAAGTAAAACCAAAAATGCGAAAAGTCAACAAAGACGAAGTAATTAAAGTTGATTTAAGAAAGGTTGATAAAGAAGAAGTACCTAAAGAAGAGGCACAAGAAAATGCCGAAGAAAAAGTAGAAGAAACTACTGAAGCTGTTTTAGAGGAAGTGAAAGAAGAAGTAGAAGAAAAGGAAGAAAAGCAAGAAGAAAAACCTATTATTGAAGAGGTTAAAGAAGAAGAAACTAAAACAGAAACAAAAGAAGAGATTAAAGAACAGGTTGCAGAAGTTGAAGAAGAAGTAAAAGAAGAGCAGCCTAAGTTACCAGAGAATATACAGAAAGTTATAGACTTTATGAATGAGACTGGTGGTGATCTTGAGGATTATGTAAAACTAAATCAAGATTATAGCAAGTATGATGACGCTATGGTTTTAAGAGAGTATTACAGACAAACTAAACCTCACTTAACATCTAGTGAAATAGACTTTTTGATGGAAGACGGTTTTACTTACGATGAAGAGGTTGATGATCCAAAAGATATAACTAGAAAGAAATTGGCTTTTAAAGAGCAAGTTGCTTCTGCCAGAAGCCATATGGATAAACTAAAATCCAACTACTATACGGAAATTAAAAGCGGGGTTAAGTTAACTCCAGAACAACAAAAGGCTGTTGATTTCTTTAATAGATACAACGAAAAGAAGCAAGAAAGTGATAAAACACTTAAAACACAACAAACTACTTTTATCAATAAAACAAATGAAGTTTTCAACGATAAGTTCAAAGGTTTTGAATATAATGTTGGTGATAAAAGGTACAGGTTTAATGTTAAAAATGCTAATGAAGTAAAAACATCACAAAGCGATATTAATAATTTTGTTAAACGTTTTGTTGATAAAAAGAATATGATGAGCGACGCTGTTGGTTATCATAAATCTTTATTTACCGCGATGAATGCTGATGCTGTAGCTAATCATTTTTATGAACAAGGTAGAGCAGATGGTATCAAACAGAGTATGGCTAACGCTAAAAATGTAGATATGACACCTCGCCAAGCGGCTGGTGAAGTTGAAGCAGGTGGAATTAAAGTGCGTGCTGTAAGTGGAGACTCGCCTTCAAAACTTCGATTCAAAATGAGAAAATAAGTTTAACAATACAAAATATAATAAAAAATGGCAGTAATAACTCCTACGGGTGGGTCGAATTTAAATTCGGTACCTGCTCCGGTAAAACAAACGCTTTCTTCTAATTATATCGACTTTACTGCGTCTGGCACAGCAGGTTGGGCACAGCAGTATTTACCAGATTTAATGGAAGCGGAGGCAGAGGTATTCGGAAAAAGAACTATCTCTGGCTTTTTAGAAATGGTCGGCGCTGAAGAAGCAATGACATCAGATCAAGTAATTTGGTCAGAACAAGGTAGATTACATATTAAGCTTGCAGCTACTGTAACTACTGCAGCTTCTGGTTTAATTACATTTGGCTCAGCTCATGAGATTAGAGTAGGTGATACTATTCTTGTGCACAAAGCTGCTGCAACGTTAAAATGTTACGTTTCAGAGGTTTTAAGTGCAACTACTATCACAGCTCTTCCATATGCGCAAGCTACTTTAGCAACTGGATCATCTTTTGCTGATGGTAACTCTGTAACTGTACTAGTTTACGGTTCTGAATTTGCTAAAGGTGTTGCAGGTAGAACTGAGGCTATCGAGCCTTCTTTCAAATCATTTACTAACAAGCCAATTATCATCAAAGATATGTATCAGGTTTCAGGATCTGACGCATCTCAAGTTGGTTGGGTTGAAGTAACTGGAGAAGACGGACAAAACGGATACTTATGGTATCTAAAAGCTGAAGGTGATACTAGAGCAAGATTTGCTGATTACTTAGAGATGTCTCTAGTAGAGTCAGAGAAAAAAGCTGGTTCAGCTAATGCTTCTGTGCCTGATGGTACTGAAGGTTTATTTGCAGCTATAGAAGATAGAGGTCACACTACAACTGGTGTTGACGGAAACACTGCAGCTGAAGATTTAGATGATTTTGATGAAATACTCAAAAAATTCGATGGTCAAGGAGCAATTGAAGAAAACATGTTATATGTTAACAGAAAAGTATCATTATCAATTGATGATATGTTAGCAGCTCAGAACTCTTATGGTTCTGGTGGTACTTCTTACGGAGTATTCAATAACTCTGAAGATATGGCTCTTAATTTAGGATTTACAGGATTCAGAAGAGGTTCTTATGACTTCTATAAGCAAGACTGGAAATACTTAAATGATCAAGGTACAAGAGGAGCTTTTGGTGATAACGATATAAGAGGTGTTATCGTTCCTGCTGGTACTTCATCTGTTTATGATGAAGTTCTTGGTAGAAACTTAACAAGACCTTTCTTACACGTTAGATACAGAGCTTCACAAGCTGATGATAGAAGAATGAAAACTTGGATCGTAGGTTCAGTAGGTGGAAACATCACAACTGACATTGACAAGATGGAAGTTCACTACCTATCTGAAAGATGCTTGGTAGTACAAGGAGCAAATAACTTTATGTTATTTAACTAATACTTTT